CTTTGCATTCTTGATTCAATCGTAAATCCATATATTCTTAAGGGAGAATTAGTATTTAAGTTGTACAACTCAAATGCCAATGATTTAGCAGGTATTCCATAATCAATTCTTTTCTGAAATTCAGACAATACAAAAGTTGTTTGATAAACAGTCGAAGCACCATAATCTTGAAAGAAATTAATAGGCATCGTAAATGTCGTACCAGTATCTGCATTTAAATAAAGTCGTCTAAATTGTTTCTCAATAGATTCGCCCATATCATGCAAAAATCTAGTTTTAAAATAAGATGTAAATCCAACTCCATTATCACTTAAAAAGCTTGGTCCAAACCAGTTTATAGTACCGCTGTGAGAACCGTAAAATACATTTTTAGTGTTGTTGTAACCTTGAATTGTTGCAAAAACAGAGACGCTATAACCATTATAAGTAGTCCAAGCACCAGCCAGGTAGTCATAAACCATGGTGATGTTGTTAACGGTTGATCCATCAATCGGAATTGCCACAAGTATTTGATTGCGAAGTTTATCATGAACAACACAAGCTTCAGTCAAAGCAGCATTATAATTCATTCGATCAAAAAAGCTTTGAACTTTGTTACTCAAGCAAGAAATGTTTGAAGCATTAAATAGCATCAATCCCTTACGGTCTAAAAACACCATATAATTATCATATGTTTCAACACAGCGATTGTTTAAACATCCATAAATTACGGAATGTTCTTGCAAATTAAAATTAGAGGTGGTGTCTCCAAGTAATACATAAAAAGAATTTTTCTTAAAAATGTACAGTCTTGAGTTGTATGCCTTCATTGCAGTAATTACATCGGCATCATTCGTTCTAACTTCGAAATTGTTTTCTAATGGGAAACCCTCAGGCTCACCAGTATCTGAAAACCAAACCGTAGACGGAGTTGATGAAAATCCTGCGCAAAACAATCTATTTTGAAATACTTCAACATATCTTGGATAATATGAGTTTATATCGTAAAAAACAGTTCCGCCAGCTGTCGCATACGTGCTTACTCCCAGATTGTAATACGTATTTGATGTCGGATCTGCTAAGGCACCAACGTTTCCAAATAAATTACCCATGCCACCGGTAGTAGTACCTATATCAATTTCTTGAAAAGTTGATCCATTTGCTGCCACGGATGCGAGTTTAACGTAAGGCGCATTCCACCAATCATATGCCATATTTAATCTATTAAGTGTTTGGTTTGTTCCCGAAAAACCTTGATAGCAATATGAATAAACATTGATTGTACTTATTCCATATTCGATTGGAATATAAGCCGTTAGTTTTAGACGTATAAATGTTCCACCAAGAAGTGGTATGTTTGTTGAGCCAAAAGCCGAAACGAATCCTATCGGCCATATTTGACTTTCAAATCCTCGATTGTTTACATAGCTTGCATAAAAACCATACGCTCCAAAAGATGCACCACCACCAATACCAACACCCACAAGAGTATCACCAATCGGACCAGATAAACCAAACATGAAGCTTGCCGTAAAATTGAGACCATTTAAACAAGGTGGAAGACCAACTGGTGTTGTTGTTGTGCCATCAAACTTTAAAAATTTGTTTCCATCTGCCATAAACAAATAATTATTCAATACGGCATAACTTAATTTATTATCTGATAAAATCTCAGCTGCTCTAGACGTGTTTTGATCAGTTACAACTGGGTAAGATGTTATCCCATATGTTGGAATATTTACGGCAACGTAAGTTATTTGAACAGCCGTTGATCCCAATCCTTTATCAAGAGAATATATTGTGTTTCTATTGCCTGCCCCATCATATGATAATCCTCTAGTTATGCCAACAACACTAAGGCTCATTCCCTGATATTGACCAGTTGTGGCACCATACCAAATTCCACCGCTATATGATGTAACTATGTAGCTTGATCCGCTTAATCTAGAATATTCATATAGCGAATTAATGCGTCCTGGAAAGGTCTGACCAATATATTGAGTAGATCCCCAACGCTGAGACAACGCACCAACCGTCTGAAAATCTAAATTTGTGATATTTAGAAATTCAAGAGGTGAGTTGTTATACTGGGAAACCTTCGTGTTGATACCGCCGAGAAGACTATAGTTCTCGGACTTCATTTTCTCATTAGCCACTAAAGCCCCCGATTAGAAATAAGCACCATAATCATAAGCATTTACCATCACAACCTGACGAGATTGATCTTGAGTTCTGTCCTCTGACATCTCTTTCAACAATTTCTCGTACCATTCTTTTTTAGCTACAAGGTTAGATGGAGCTCTATCGTCTTTAATAAAGCCATCAAACGCAGCTAAGATTGCAACGTATTCCATAAACTGTTCAGGCACATCAGGAGAATCGCTATCAGAGGCCATATCAACCACACGAGGAGAATAATAAAGCCTTAGTATGTATGCTTGTGATGGAGTTGGACTGATCGTGATTCGATCTTTTTTAATGTAATAATTTGTAGGAGTTCCAGCTACGATAGAAATCAAATCTTGCTGATTGGTTGTAATTGGGCCAAGAGCCTGACGGTTTTCTGTGGTTCCTGTTCCCGATAGAACAACCTCAAGTCTATGCTCAACCATAAAATCAGTAGGCAACACATAGTCAGCTTGATTAGCAACCATGGTTGTCTCAACTGGTTTCATGTACCAATTCTCACCAGCTTGAAGTAATAGCTTTTGCACCTCACGTTGAGCCATGTTTAACCATACGTTAACTTGTGCTGCCGTAAAGTATGCTCCTTGATTATCATCAAGCCATGATAAAACAAGAGTTCTTAAATCACTTCTAGTCATCCCTGACCCCTATTTTTTTAAGGCGTGTACTCTCCATAAATTCCAAATTGAGGACTAGTCCACACCGTCGTAATTACCGATTCACTAGAACTCCATGTCGTAGTGATCGGCGCATAATATTCTGTATCTATCCAGATGTCGTAAAGTTGCCACAAAAGACCGCGAGATACAGCGCCATATCCATTCACAGCACTTCTAACGGCAAGCCCACCACTAACAATGGACTCACCATAAGGAAAGATCGGATTAGGATCTTTGTAGCTAAAAACGTCTGGCTGAATTATCCCGCTTCTAGTTGGCATCTATAACCCCATGAATTTCATCCACTCACGAGCAACTGTCGCCCAAGAGTGTTTTTCTATATCTAAACTAACTCTCTCCCAAGCCCTCTCAGATAATACCTTCTTGATTGATTCTGCGTAAATATTAATCTGATCTTGAGTTATGCAATCAGAGTTATGCATAATTGCATAATTATGCATTTCTGCTTCTTTTAAAGTATCTTGAAGAGCTCCAAGCTTTCTTGTTACTGGAAAAATACCAAGAGCCAACATCTCTAAAGCAGTTATGCAAAACGTCTCGATAAAATTGCAAGGGTGACACCATGCGACAGCGTCGCTTACTTCATGATACATTTTATTCTGTTCTGTAAAGCCGTGATATTTCACGTAAGGTCTTTCATCCATCATCGCCTTTAATTTATCTGCCAGTCCTTGCATTCCAAACTTATAAAGATTGTCCAAACCATAGTAAGCGTGAAGCTCTATATCTGGGTATTGTTTTCTAACTTCATCACAGACTAACATTGCTCTGTCTAGACCTCTGTCTGGAGAGCTCATCCATACAAGCTTGTTTGGATTTTTAGGTTTACGCTCAAAAGCAAACTTTTCCGGAGTTAATCCATTGCGAGTAACAATGATTTTCTCAGCAGGCACTGACTGCTTAGCCATCACGTAGTTTTTGTGAAACTCTGTAAGACATAAGATCTTATCGAAGTTGTGTTGTGACTCAACACTTGGAGTAACCAAGTCATGGCACCATAAATATGTCGGCGCATGAGTAATTTTAATGTTGTGTCTCCAAGCAATGTGAACTTTTGGTCTGTATTTAGAGAAGTACTCATTAAGTGCTTTGTTTGAGAGATACTCAACACCACTCTCGCAAACTAAATCCTTTTCTCTCATTGCAAACACTTTTACCGAGCGTCCGGTCATCTCTTTTAGGTGCTTTGCAACCTCAATCAGCGCAGTTTCACTACCACCCATGCCTTTTACCTTATAAAGCTCTTCGTCAAACTCATAAGCTGATACAACTGGGCAAGTAAACACGATGTCGTCTATTTCTTGCTGATTATTATCTAAATTAATAAGATTTTGGATCTTTTCTATCTCTTCTAATATGCCTTTAGCTTCTTGATTGTTATAAAGAGCAATGCATTCTTTGATTTCTACTTTTGCTTCTTCAATTTTACCCATATGAACTAGAATTTTAGCTAATTGCATAGATGGATTAAGACCATAACAGTCTACAAAGCTATAAATCGCACCTTCAAACGCAGTATTTGCATGTTTAGTAAAACGACATGCTTTTGCTGCTGCATAAAATGGAATAGCTCGAGCTAAATCTTGTTTTTTTAGATAAGTATCACCAACAATAACATGAAATTCAGCTCTAGTAGGATCAAACTTGATACCATCAAAGCAATATTCCAAAGCTTTGTCATAAAACATATTCTTTTCAGCAGTCATTTCAGGCTTAATGTTATCGCCACACTGAATGGCTGCATAAGCTGCATACTGATATGATAATGCTCTGTCGTGTTGTTCTAGTTTTGCATCTGCTAGTGCAAAATCAAAAGCAGTAATTGAATCATATGCCTTACCTGATTCGTAAAGCTCTTTACCGTAATAGAATTTTAAACGAGCATCTAATTTGTTTTCTTCTTTTAGTTTTTCTAAAATTGTAATGTTACGGGATTTATCTGCAATAATATCTTGAGCATCTCTTAAATGGTTAATGCTCCATGAAGTATTAGGCACCATGTCCTTGCTTAAATGCATTGGAGCAACAATGCCTTCGTGAATTGGATATTGCCATACAACATCTTTGCCAACCTTAAATACTCGCTCACGAATAAACTTAATGATTGGTTCTCCATTAGCATCAAGCGCATAATTGTAAGTAGCAAACCAAACGTCTGCAAACTCCATGGCATAATCACGCCATTGAATGAATGCCTCACGATTTTTTAGACAATCATCTAAATCCATCCAGCACACATAATCACAACTAACTTTGCTAAATGCGAAATTTCTTGCTGCTGCGAAATCATTAATCCATTCAAAGTCGTATATTTTACAGTTATAGGTTGCGGCGATATCTTTCGTTTTATCCGTTGAACCAGTATCAACAAAAATTATTTCATCAAAACACCCTTGAACAGAGTCTAATAACCTGGCCACGTTTTTTTCTTCGTTTTTTGCAATTACTGCTAATGATATTGTTGGTCTCATATTATACCGCCATCAAATTAAAGTTAATTTTAGAAGTGCTTTTATATTTTCCACGAACTAAGAATTGAATGAGTCTTTGACTAACTCCAAATAGTT